ATAGATACAGGGCCTGTACCTGTTAGATTGCCGACAAGTGTAGGCGTTGCGGTCAAACCCGTTAGCTTGTAAACGCCTGTGCCACTGACAACATAAAAAGTATTGGCGTTTGTTTGGCTAGACCACAATGCACGAATAGGCCCAGTGCCTACGGTTTGTAGAAATTCTAGCCCTGGCGCGCGCTGCAAGAACGCGGGCTCTTTACCGCCTTCGGGGATAACTTCAGGGAACAAGTTAATCATTCTAGCGTCTGCCGCGTTGACCGACCGAGCTACATAAGAACTTCCGAGTATCGGCGTTTTCATTAGATATTGTTAGCGAATATGTTGTATCTTTGGCGCCGCCCCATTAACGGGAATGGCATGGACATGATGTCGCCGGGATTGTTGATGCGCTTCAAATTGCGCTTGCTTGTCATGGCGATGCGTTGCACCTGTGGGCTTGGCTCAACGCCAAACTCAGGCGCTAGCTCACACGCTAAGTTGTAGCGAAACGCCCGCAAATACCCTGGCGGAAACGCCAAGCTAGTAGCGATATCTGCGGGCTGGGTAAGCGCTAACACCGAAACAATGTGCCATTCCAGAAGTTTTGTGGGCGCGGGAAAGATTGTCATCTCAACGTTAGGATACGTTTCGTTGACAAACATCACTTCGGGGTATGAGCTTGTTGCAGACTTTAGCGCAATGCCGTTGTACTGCTCTTGATTGATTAACTTAACGCCAAAAGACAAGCCTGAAGACCCGTCTTTAAAAAACGTTGAATCGTCAATCTTAACCGGCCGCACGCCTACAAAATCGCCCGTAGGCCCAAGCGTGCGGGTCACAACGTTTATTGGCCAAGTAAAGATTTGCGTTTGTGTTGCGTAAACCGCCAAGCGTTCCGTGTTCCAGCTTTCAATCATCTGGTTCATGGCGTCTAGTGAGTCTTGCGCTGCGGCTGCTGAGGGCACTTCGCTCTCGGCAAGCTGCCCAATTAATCTAAGCGACCCATTAATAATATCCCCGGCGGTAGCCATGCGAGCTCCTATTGTTTACGCGCGCGCCCGCGACGGGGTTGCAATGCGTTAAGTATAGGCGTTTCAGGGTCTTTTTGGGAAGGAACTTGTGCAACAACAGGCGCAACTTTAGGTGTCGTAGGGTCAAATTCTTCCCAACCGTTACGGATGTCAGCGTCAGCTTCTTCGCGGGAACTTGCTACTTTAGCGCCGTGCACTTTGTGTTTTAGGTAGATAACTGCCATAGGTATCCTATCGGGCAGGCGCCTTAGCGCCCACCCTAATCACATTTAGGCCACAGCGGCGAATTGCCAAACCGAACCGTCGGAGATAAACAGATCACCCAAGCCAGTGGCGTTGGTGGTCACACCGATAGAACCCGCAGCAGCAGTTGTGGTTGTTGTACCAGCAGTAACCGCTATGCTAAGAAAGTACAACCCTGCGCCCGTGTCAGAGAGCAAAACGTTACCGCCTAGCGACTTTTCCTCAGCGACGTTGCCGTCAGAAGTTTGATATAGCATGATTTTTCCTTTCAGAATAAGTTAAAACAACAAGCGGGGGCCTAAGCCCCAGCCTGTTTAGCCCCACATACGGACAGCCATTTGCGGACGAATTACGCTAAAGCCGTAAAGCACGTCAACACGGCAAGGCATACGGTCATTGTTGATGTCGTACTGACGAACAATACGCATCGAAATGCCGTTGTGCACTTGACGTGACGCCATGTCCACACCTTGTGGCATAACCAAGTCAGCGGTAGCAAACGTGATTGCGTCTTTATGGTAGACCAAGTTCTGTGGATACTGGACACCAGCTGCACCAACGAAAACGACCGCAGCGCCGCTAGCTGGCAGAACATCGACAGTAGCGAGAGCCTGTGTGGCCGAATACATTGCGGCGACCGTGATGTCGCCTGCGCCTGCGCCACTTAGCGTAACGTCAGTCACAGCCACGAACTGGAACAACGAACCAGTCGATTCACGGGTCTGTGGGTTAACAGAAAAGCAACCTGCAACAGTAAAGACGTCACCGGCTTTAACAGTACCGGCAGCGCCGGCACCGGTAATAGCGATGGTGGTTGCGCCTTCAACAGTCACAGCGGCTGAAGCCGTGCCGCCGGTAGCGGTACGGGTGCCGGTTGTAAACTGTTTAATCGACTGGCTCATGTTGATTTCTTCGTAACCCAACACGCCTACGCCCATCATGCCGTTCTTAAACTGACGGGAAATGGTTTCCGTTGGGTTAAACAAACCTTTCAAGCCTTCGACTAGCCCAGCGTTGGCTGCGGGGTTAACCGTGGCGTAACGTGACGACATCATGGCAGCGTTTTCGTTCAGCTTTTGCTGAGCCTGCAACAAAACCAATGAAGTTGATGGCGTTGTGCCTGGTGTGCCGACTGTGTTGCCGATAAGTTTAAATGAGTTAGCTACGTCAGCGTCAACGCTTGAGGCCAACTGGCTAATACGTGGCTTTAACACGCGCTCAGCGAAGTCGTCCAACTGCATTGTCAGTTCTTCGGTGGTGAAGTTGATGCCGATGTGCTTCTGGTTATCAACAGTTAAAGTGGTGTTTTGCTCGTTGTCGTCCTGAACTTGCAGGGCGGCACCGCTAGACACCAACGCGCGGTCGGGCAGGCGGATACGCAGGGTTGAGCCAATCTTTGCGCCTTGGACGGCGAACGAGTCGTCGTACTGGCGATTGACGTTACGGGTGATTACCAAGTTGTTCTCAAGAATCTCAAGACACTTACGGGTAATCATGTCGATAGTTAAGATACTGTTAGCCATGATTAAGTCCTATAAAATTAGCGGTTTCGTTGAGCATCCCACTTTTTGACTTGCCGCTGCCGTTCGGCTTCGATCCAATCAGATGTGCTCATCTCTTTGATTGAGCGTGGGTCTGTTGTATCTAAGACCTTACCGGTGCTACCGCGTGCGGTAACGGGCGAAATCGGCGCAGGAGCACTCGACGTTTTTTTAACGGGCGGGCTATCGGCCAATTTGGCTTCTAGCTTTCCCAATTCTTTGGCTTGCTGATAGGGCGCTAGTTTGGAAATCCGGGCGGCCTCTTTCAGATTAGACCCTAAGTAGTATGCTACGTCGGGGCCAACGTCTGAGGCGCGGATGGTTTCGGCCATCACGGTCGTGATTGGAACGTTTGGGTTGTAGGCGACTTGTTCAAAATCGTCATACTTGCCTCGCGCTTCTTCCTCACGGTCGTGGTAGGCTTCTAAGACCTGCGTTTGCTGCTCTTGGAACTGCCTTTGCTGCATCATTTCTTGAGCTTTGCGTTCGCCTAACGCTTGCGCGTAGGCTTCTACAGACTCAAACTGGTCAACAGGGGGCACTTCTTTCGGGCTGATAGGCTGTTCGGCCTGTCGCGCGCGCGTTTCTCTTTCCCACTTTCGCTGTTCTCTTGCAAGTCGTTTGCTGACAATGGCGTCAAGTTCTTCTTGTGTGAAGCTCTTGCCTGCCTCTGCCTCTACTTCCGGCGCTTGTGTTTCTTCAGATTCAGGGGCCGCCGTGGCCTCTTGTTCTGGCGCGGGTGCATCAGGTACTTCCGCTAAGTTTTGGACTTCTTCACTCATTTTGCTTGATTCCTTAGAATCCTCGGTTTACTGAGCCGATACAGTATAAATATACAGTTATTTTAATACTAAAGCTAGTAAAGCAACAATAATTACGGCAATACTGGGTAACACCCAATCTAAAATACTCTTAATATTCCATGCCTTGCTTTGAAATGCACCCCACCAAGGCATATTAGCCCGCTTGCCAGCGTAGAAGTTTTGAATGACTCTGTATTCAGCCTGAGCCATTTCACGCCCTAAATAATAGCCAATGACAAAAAATGCACCTAGCCACCATGATATAGGGGCAAGTACAAATTGAAACAACAAAGCCAATAAAATATGATTCATGTTTTATGAAATTAACAGTCGTTTATTTTTGCGACGCGTGTACATATACTGCCCTTGTTGAGAAAAGAAATATCAGCCAGTGCAGTGGGTTCAATCGCGTCACCTTGCTTCGCACTCCCTTGGCTCGCAATGAGGAGCTTACGATAGTCACCTTGCCATCAGGATGCTCTGCGTGGATAGCCTCCACATAGGTGACTTGACCGTAAGCGCCTTTCTGGGTGTGGCGTATCAATGCCAACCCAATGCGGGAGGATAGTTTGTCTGAGGTGTGACCACCGGTATAGAAGGCTATTTTCATTTATCTCCTAACACAATAATGGCGTTAACCATCTGGGAGGTGGCACTCCATAGTCCAAAGAAGTAGGTTCTCATTTAGGCTTATCCTCTGGATAGTTGCGACAAGCTGCAAACACATCGCCTTCAGGCACGTCTTTACCAAATATCATCTGAATGATCTGCCACCAGCTGGGTGGCGGAGTTGTTATGTCAAGTATTCCCATATCAGTCGTCAGTTATGTATGTGGCGCTAAATTGAATTAGTGATGTTGCCGTTAGGTCTGTAGACGACAATCCCGTGATGTTGCTGGTTGAAGCCGCCGTTAATTTTTTTAAATCAATATATGAATTATTACCCGTCAAAGTACCGTTTATTGCTACAAGAGCAGTATTTAGAGCGTTATAGGTAATACTGGAACAACATCCAAAGTTTTGCGATAGATTGGCTATTCTGTAGGGCAGTCCTGTTATTTGCATGCTGCCCGATGTTGCCGCATCAAGAGAAGTTAGTGCGATGCGGCCATTTACCGTAACTACGTTACCTATCTTTGTAACAAACCCAATACGGGAGCTGTACCCATTTACTCCGGCAGTAACTGATCCTGCCAAAGATAAATTAACTGAGAACGCCCCAGGCCGCTTACTGGCAAAAGTAAAGTACGGCCCACACCGTTCCATTTTGTATTTATTAGTGTTTGAGTTAATTTCTACCCCGACCCCAAATAAGTCACCGCTTAATTCACGTAAAACAAGCCATTCTTCACTTCTTGATGGCCCAGCATCTGTTAATGGCACGCCCGCATTATTCAGTC